CTGGCCGCGCTGTCGATCAGCTGGCGGATGGCGCGCTTGTTGAAGCCGAAGGTCATCAGCGCCGAGGCGCGGTAGCGCGTCAGGCCGAAGTCATGGCGGCACTCGGGGGCCAAGTATTGCAGCTGCTTTTCGGTCGGCGGCTGGCACAGCCAGGAACGGGTCTTGAAGGCGCTTTCGTCGGTTTCATGGGTGTTCAGCCAGTCATCGGCCTGCGCGAGGCACACGGTGCGTTCGCCAACGCCCAGCAAATGCGGGCGTTCGCCCTTGCCACCGCCCACGGCGTACCAAACCCCATCCAGCCAGAAGATGCCGCCCCAGGCGGTGAAGCCGGTAGCCATCATCGCATCGTCTGTGCCGAACAGGTCGACCCATGCAAAGCTGGAGCGCTTCAGCAGGTCGATCTCTGTCATGATGAAACCAGACAGCGGGGCGATGCCACCGCCTTTACCGGCATCGTCATCCTCCCGCGGGAACACCTCGCCACAGAGCGGGCATTCGGTTGCGGCCAGCGGGATTTCAGCGCCACAGCCCGGGCAAGTCTTGGTCGGGGCCTCACCAGCCTCAGTCTTGCCCTCGAGATCAACATCCTGCTCCAGCGTGCCGTGGATCAGGCTGGAGGTGCCGAAGTCCAGCACGACGCAATCGGTTTTCACGATGCCGGGGTGTTCTTCCGGATCCACGATGCGCAGGCCGCGCCCGACCATCTGGATCATGGTGGACTTGTAGGAACTGGGTCGCAGCAGCACGACACAGGAGGTGGGCGGGTGATCCCAGCCCTCGGTCAGCACCGCCACATTGACGATGACGCGGATGCTGCCCGCCGCATAGTCGGCAAGGATCGCCTTGCGTGTGTCGGACGCCAGATCGCCATGGATCAGCGCGGCCGTGATCCCCGCCGCGCGGAATGCTTCGGTGACGTGCTCGGCATGGGCGACTGTGGAACAGAAGATGACGGTCTGGCGGTCGCCCGCCTTTTCCTTCCAGTGGCGGATCACCTCATCGGTGACGGGCGCGCGGTCCATAATGCCCGCCACTTCAGCCATGTCGAAATCCGACAGCGTCTTGCGGACGGACCGCAAGTCGTCCTGCACGCCCACGTCGATCACAAAGGTGCGCGGCGGCACGAGGTGGCCCGAGGCGATCAATTCGCCCAGCCGCACCTGGTCGGCCACGTTGTCGAAAACCTCGCGCAGACCCTTCTTGTCGCCCCGGTTCGGCGTGGCGGTGACACCGAAGATGCGGGCATCAGGATTGGCGTCGCGCACCCGGTCAATGATGCGGCGGTAGCTGTCGGCAACCGCGTGATGCGCTTCGTCGATCACCAGCAGGTCAAGGCGCGGCATGTCGGCCAGGTTCGTGGTCCGTGCCAGCGTCGGCACCATGGCGAAGGCGACCTGACCGCCCCACGATTTCTCGGTGGCGTCGATCACCGAGGTGGAAATCCCCGGCACCACCCGCTGGAACTTGGCCCGGTTCTGGGCGGTCAGCTCGTCGCGATGCGCCAGCACGCAGGCCTTGGCACCATCGACGATCATCTCGCCGGTGACCGCCGACAGCATGATGGTCTTGCCAGCACCAGTGGGTGCCACGCCCAGCGTGTTGCCGCGGGAGGCGAGCGCAGCCACACTGCGCTCGACGAAGGTTTTCTGGCGGGGGCGCAGGCGCATGGCCGATCCCCCTTACTGGGCCCAGCTCGGCCGACCGGCATTGCCGGGGGCTGAGGCGGGCTGGCTGGGACGGGTGGCGGGGGTGGTCTGCTGCGGGGCATAGCCTTGCGGCGCGGCAGTGCTGATCGGCAAGGCAACCGTCCCCATCAGAGCGGCATAGTCGCGGTGATCGGGGGTGACCGCGCCCCGCACCTCGTTCTTGTCGTCGCCGTTGGTGTCCTGGCCGATGTCGATCCGGGCCACGAATTCCAGCCCGTCCAGATCGCCGAACCCGTTGATGCGGCGGCGCGCCTGCGCTTCGGGCGAGTTGTCCTTGTCGGAAATCCCGCGTGCCGAGTTCAGGATGCCGCGGATCAGGCTGCGGCCCATGTTGGCCCAATCCGGACCCTTGGGGCTGTAAAGGCCAATCAGCGACCAGATCTTGCGGCGCGCATAGGGCCCGTCGACCACCGTGTATTCGGCGTCGAGATAGACCGCACCGGTCGCGGCGCGCTTTGCGAAACCGCCTGTCCAGCCCTGCGAGGGATCATCGAAGCCGCCGGGGCGGATGGTCAGGCGCACCTTGGCCAGCGTGCCCTTGGGGATGACGTTGGAGTTGGATTGGGCGGAGTTGAAGTCGTTCCAGATACCGGACATGGCACGGTTCCTTTCAGTTCGAGTTGGTGGAAGGGGTGATTTCTGCCGACGATCCGGCAGGGTCGGCCGAGGCGACGGCCGGATAACTCAGGCGTTCCAGTGCCGGGCGGATCGGGCTCTGGATCTTGGCCATCAGCCGCCCGAGGTGCGGTTCCTCGACCATGGCCAGACGCCCCGAACGATCCTTGGCGGGGTAACCCCACGGGTTCAGCGTTTGGCAGACGAAGGTGCGCTGGGGCTGGCCATTGGCATCGGCAATGTCGGCCATCGTGATGACCTGATCGACGATGCCCGGCAGTTCGAGGCCGGTCTTGCTGCCATCGATCTGCGGCTGGAAGACCTTGCGATTGAAGTCGTCCAGCTTCTCGTCGAGGATCCCGACAAACCAGACATGCTTGCCGCGCGCGTGCTGCAGGTGGGTCAACCACCCGATCATCTCGCGGCCATGGAGCCCGTAGGCACCCCTGATGTCGGGTTTGCCGGTCTTGTCCGAGAAGGCTTCGGGCTGACCCCGGCACCACTGAAAGCAGAGCCGCCCCGCCACAGTGATACTGTCGATGAAGATCGTCTCGTAGCGATCCACCACGGCCGGATCGCCGAACCGGCCGCAGACTTCGTCGAAATGGGCGTGGCTGTAAGGCTGGTCCTCGCGCAGCGCCGGGTTCGGCCCCCCGAGGAACACTGCGAAGTCGCGGCATTCTTTCCAGGTGCGGGGCCGCAGCGTGTCGCCATCCCAGCCCTCGACTGCCAGATCCCCGGCTTCAAGATCCATGAACAAAGTGGTCGGGGCATGCAGCGTCCACAGGAGGCTGGTCTTGCCGATGCCCGACCGGCCAAAGATGCAGCCCTTGATGCCCTTGCGCTGCGCCAGCCGTTGATCGGCACTGATGATCGGGAGGGCCATCACTTGCCCCCCTTCGCTGCGATCAACGCATCGCCTGCGATGTCTGCGCCCCGAGCGCCGACTTTGCGCGCCTCATCCTGCAACGTCCGCAACGCATCGATCTCGCGGTAGAGGACCGAGGACCGTTCATTCAGTGCGATGAGCGCGAAGGCCAAATCGTCCACGGTCGCGGTTTCGATCGGCTTGACCGTCTCTTCGCGGCGGTTGCCCAGCGCGGGGATCCGGACAGTTTCCGGCAGCTTCTCGAGGCCATAATGGCGCGCGCGCAGCTGGCCCAGTTTGCTCTGGCCGATCATTTCGTCACCTCGTCGTTCAGGGAAAAGCGGAAGCGCTGCTTGCCGGTCCGCACCGTGCGCGCGCCCTCGAACGCCATGCGGATATGCGCGGGCCAGGCGGAGTACTTGCGCTCGGCAACATCAAAGGAGATGTCGACGTACTCCGTGGGATCGTCGCCATCCGCCTTGATGCGCTCGACATGGGACGCGAGCTTCGCCTGGTCCCAATCGACCCGCTTGGGCAGTTCAGCGACCACGGTCACGGCGCCATCCGCGAAGCGGATCGTGCCGGTGTCTTTGCCATCGGCATTGCGCGCGGCATGGGCCCGGTCGCCGTACTTCAGCGCGATTGCCCCATCGAGCCAGTCGCAGAGGGCCTTTGCTGTGCGCAGTTGGTCTTCGGCTTCCAGACGCAGAGGGGCGAGTTCTTCGCCCGAAATTGCGGCGATGGCGCCGACCTGCATGCCGCGCAGATCATGGAGGGTTATGCGGTTGGGGATGTTCATGACCGCCCCTTCACGCCGACAAAGGGCGATGGGGTTCGTGGTCCGAGCCGCGGATCTGCTCCGCCTCGAAAGCCTCGACATCTTCGAGGCGATAGATCACGCGCCCGCCGAGTTTGATGAACTTCGGGCCTTCGCCCGTCCACCGCCACCGCTCCAGCGTGCGGTGTGAAATGTTCCAGCGAGCCGCCAGCTCGATCTGGGACAGATGTCTTAGCGCCATGTGAACCTCCTTCGGATTTGTGCGAAAACTTGCGGGTTCAACATGGCCGACAGGGTGGTAGGGCTCAGGGAGGCGGGCGGTAGGACAACCGGTAGGAAAGCGACAAAAAGCAAAAGGCCGCCCCGAAGGCGGCCTTTGTCATCGCGTGCTTTTGCTCGGATCAGGGCTCGATCCAGCAGTTTCCATCAGCGTACTTGATAAATGAACGCCAGTCGTCACGGCCGCTGAAGACCTTTGCCAGGGCGTTCGTGCCATCCTTGTAACCGGCTTCAAACAGAACGGCGGCTGTCCGACATACTGGCGAACCGGACCAGTACGGATCGAACAACAGGCCCAACAGCTGCCGCTGCTTGTCGCTGCGGAAGGTGATTGTCTCACCTCTCAGCCAGACGATCCCGTAATCATCCGAGTGATCGATTGGGAACCGACGCTGGACCTGACCGGGGAAGATCAGCGCTCCCAGAACTTGAGGTGAGATCGCGAGCTTGCTGGTCCCAATTACGTCTGCGGCGCTGATGACGTGATTGCGCTTCTGGGTGTTGACCGGAATACGATCGCCCGGCGTCGATGTCAGGATGACACGGACTTCCTCTGGCGGCCTGCGCGCCAGCAGTCCGTCGAGCTGTGCCCATACCGCAGGGTCGCTGAGCCGCCGCGAAAACCAGACCGGCACGGGGGCTTTCGTTCCGGAAAGCTTGATAGTGCCGACATCCCAGACAAGATCGGCGATCAAAGGTGCCGGGCGCGGTGGCCCGGCCCGCTCGAACGCGACCAGCATCCTGGCAAGCGCCAGCCCGTAGTCGACCCTGCACGCCGAGATCTCCTGATTGTCGACTTTGATCCAGCGGCCTGTGCTGTCGTGGTAGCCAAATGACTTTTGCTCGGGCGACCAGGTGGCCTCGATAGGCTCATCTTCGTATTCGTCCATCGCAGCGACCACAGGGACGTGGCCGTTCGCCACCAGGAGCTTTGCCTCGAGCAGCAGGTCGGTCGCGCGGCGCGAAACCTGTTGCAGTGTTGAAGCCTGCAAAGACGAGCTGCGGGCTTCCATGGCCCGCAGCAGAAGGTCGATCGCCCGCTTACTCAAGGACGTCGCCATCGTCATTGTCATCCTTCAGGATTCCCCAAAGACGCAGATACTTCTCGTCGATCAAGCGCTCTTGCGGCGTCATGTCCTTCAAATTGCACCCATGCGGCATGGTCACGGTCAGGGCCAAAGACTTGCCGCGACCGCCCGAGGCGCCGGGATGGAATTTGATGGTGAAGCGCGCCCGCGTAATCACCCATTCCGGCACGTCGCCAACGTGACCGAAGACATGGGCACCGCCACCGATGTCCAGTCCGATCCGGTGTTCCGCCATCTGCCAGATCGTCCGGTCTGCACCCGACATGGATTCGAGCGTGATGCGCTCCTTTGCATCGCCGAGATCCATCAGACGCAATTCCTTGACGGTGACGCCGACGATGCCGTCAGCAGGGTCGGTCGGGAAGTCGAACGGCTGGAGCAACATGCTCAGGTCATATTCGCGCAGCGGCAGCGTCTGGTCGTCACTGAGGGTGATGCCCAGCAGGTCGCGCGCCATGAACTGAGTGAGATCGATCCGGTCCTCGCGGGTCTTAGCCACGACTTCGATTACGCCCGTCGCAGCTTCATAGGTCAGCGCAGCCTCGAAAACCGGTTTCACGATCCGGCGCGACAAGGTGCTGTTGGAATCGAACCCCAGCATATCTTCGGGGCGCCCCTCCCGATATACCGCGACCTGAACGAGCTCGCATTCTTCGCCGTCGAGGATCACACGGTGGCGGTCGAAGATGTCGACATGGACGTTGGGCGTCTCAAACCGCACCCGGATTGCCGCCGTAAACGCCGCTACCGAGATCAGGTCTTTCTTTACGTCCAGATCAGCATCGACGCCAAACCCGCTCCAGGACCGCGTCCGGCGACGCTCGTCGTTGTAGCGCACCTCTTCCGCTAGGCGGAACCGATCAGGCTCCTTCAGAAAAACCCACAGCGAGCGATTGTTGGCTCCCTCCAGCGTGTCGAAGACAGCGCGGTTCTGCACGACGTTCTGCAGGGCGTTCTGCCCCGGTTCATCAGCGAGAGCCGCGACACGGCCGGCATCGAGGACCACCCGCTGCTTTTCGGCGTCGGACATGCCGTCCACGGCCTTGATCAGCGGCTCGACGACGTCCTGCTCGGGCTTGGTCCAGTCGATGGGCGAAAGAGAGGTGAACCCACCGGCAGCGAAGTAATCGTGCAATCGGGTGACGGGGGTCTTGCGGAGGAAGGCGGCAATGGCGGTCATACGGGGCCCTTTCTTGGCCGGGAGGAGATATGAATCAGCGCAGCGCGATACGCTGGCGTTCGATATACATCGAACAACCCGTCGAGTCTACTTGCGCCGCACGTTTTTGTTCGGCATACCGAACACGCTTCCTGAAACCAAGGAAATCAAGGATGGAACGATGACCACGTCCCTCGGCGCCAAGATCAAGCGCCACCGTCAGGAAAAGGGATTCTCCCTCGACAAGCTCGCCGAGCTTACCGACTCGAGCAAGAGCTACATCTGGGAACTGGAGAACCGCGATACGCGCAAACCGTCAGGCGAGAAGCTGACTCGTATCGCCCAAGCCCTCGAGGTCACGACCGATTACCTCCTCGATGACAGTGAAGAGCCCGGCGACGAGGTCCTGAAGGAGGCTTTCTTCCGCAAATTCAGCAAGCTCGCCCCCGATGATCAGGCCAAGATTAACCAGATGATCGACATGTGGGGGAAAAAAGAGTGAGTCTACCTGCGACGCCCAAGGGGTGGGCGATCCGCCTGACCCAGATTCTGTCGGCCGTTCAGAACACGCACGGGCTGCCGAGGTTTCCGATCGATGTGGCGGCGCTGGCGCAGGACTTCTCGCGGCAGGTCTTTCCTGACGCTCCGATCACGATGGTCGGCGGACTAAATTTGTCCAAGGGCGTCGAAGGCATGTTGATGCCACGCCCGGGTGGATCAGGCGAATGGGGCATCATCTATAACGAAACCATCCGGTCCCCGGGGCGGCGCAATTTCACGCTGGCGCATGAACTTGGCCACTACCTGCTCCACAGACGTGCCCATCCCGGCGGCCTTAAATGCACCAACCGCAACATGGCTGATTGGGATGAGGCGCGAAACAGGATCGAAGGGGAGGCCAATACCTTCGCCTCCTACCTGTTGATGCCGCTTGACGATTTCCGTGAGCAAATCAAGGGACGGGTCATCGACATCGACGTGATGACCGAATTGTCGGACCGCTATGCCGTGTCGCTGACCGCGGCGATCCTGAAATGGATGACCATCACCGACAAGCGCGCCATGATCGTGGTCGGCAAGGAAGGCTTCATCGACTGGGCATGGTCCAGCGAACCGTTGATCAGGTCGGGCATCTACTATGCAGCCCGTCAGGCAGTGGTCGAGCTGCCAGCTGCCTCCCTGGCCGCGCAAGAAGTGGACTGGGACACCGGTCGTCACGGCCGTCTGCACCCGGCTGGCATATGGCTTGGCGCTGAACCCGTGCACGAAATGACCGTGTTCTCACCCAGCAACGAGATGTCGATTTCACTGCTGCTCTATCCCGACCGTGCCCCGTCGCGATGGGAGATTGCTGAACTCGAGGAAGAACCCACTCTCGACACCTTCGACAAGTTCATGAGCGGCAACACAGGCTGATTCGTCGTGGCGATCGCGTTTGGCGGTCAACAAATCGGCAGGGATATCGCTCAGGGATACGCGGTGCTTCTCATAAGCCGATACTGTCCACAGGCTATTGAAAGGCTTGTATTTTCCGGATTTCGCGATACCTTTTGACCATCATCCCAATCGCGAAAAGTCGCCATGTCACCCACATCAGAGAGCCCGATCTCGGGGCCCAACCCCCCATGCCCTGACCGGATGTCGGCCGAGGCGCGCCTTGCCGAGATCGGTCGCATAGTGGCCGCCGGGATCATGCGGGTGAACGCTGCACAGTCCAGCGGTTTATCTGCCGAGAGCGGAGACAGTTTCGTGGACTTCTCACCCCGAAAGAGCGGTGGTCGTTGTGCAAAACGCATCCGCATCGGAGGAATTCATGAGGCATCACAATAAGATAATCCCTACGCCGCCGGGGCATGATCCAAGCCTGGACCAGACGGTGCTGTCGCGCCTGGCCGCCCTAAAGGCAATGTCGGTCAAGGACCTAAAAGCCGAATGGGAAAAGCTTATCGGCACCTCGGCGCCGAACAACAGCCGGGCGTTTCTTGAACTACGGATCGCATATCGTCTTCAGGAACTGACCTACGGCGGCCCCGACCGGGACACGCGGCGTATGCTGGACTTGCTGGCCGACGAGGTCGAAGGCCACGCCCGGCGCAAACATCAGATCGCCGATCCCCGCAATCCGGTGGCGGGCACGAAGCTGCTGCGCGAATGGGACGGCGTCGAGCACACCGTGACCGTGCTGAACAAAGGCATTTGGGGATACCCCCTTTGGTGATGCTGACGAATCTTTTCCGGAGGAGGTTCAGGTCCTTGATCCGCGCCATCCGCTCTTTGGGCGCAGGTTCCAGGTTCTTGGCCGCTCGTTGTTTCG